AACTTCAAGAGGAACAGTAGTTCTATTTTCTTCTGTATCTCTTGGTTTTTCTACATCAATTACATCATTTAATATTTCAATATCATATCCTTTTACATATACCTTACCATTTTCAATTTTTAAACATGCAAGATCTTCAGAAGGTGTATTTCCTTGCTTTGTTTTTTCTGTTTCAAAGAATGCGCCATTATTTCCAAGTTCATTGTTTAGAGACTCTTGTATAGTAATTTCAAATGGATCTACTGCATAACTTCCAGATTCATCAAAAGTTCTCTGAGCAAGATAATCTCTTATATTATTATATTCTGTTTTTGATGTAACTTTTTGAATTCTTCCTTCTTTTACTCTAAAAAGTTCAACAAAATTTGTATCCTTATTATCCGTCAATTCCTTTTTGGAAAGTGTTAAGGATATTTTTAATCTATCTGCTCCAGGAGAAGCATAATTAGTGAATCCTTTAGCATTATCATAAAGACTTTCGTCTTCTGCTGCAGAAACTAAAGATTCTGTTATGGTTAAACCAACTCTATAAGATGGTTTATTTGTATAATAGTCTAATATAATTGTCTGTCTAGAAACTTCAACAAAATATCCTCTAATAAAGTAAATTCCACTATCAATAGATGCACTAGAACCTATAGAAGTTGCTTCCGAATCGATAAGAGTTGCAAATGGAGTACCAGAATTTATTGTGGTATTTCCGTAAGTGACATTCTCAGTACATGATAAAACTTCTCCATCCAAAAATTGTTCAAAAACAAAATTTTCATTAGATGTAATATATTTTACATAAAGAGTAATGTTATCTACAATGGAACTTTCTGCGGGAAATGCAACTCTTACTATTTTTGCAGTAGTTCCTGAAGTTTGTCCAGTTATTGTTTTTCCAACAAATTTATCGATATAAAACGACAAATCAATGCCAAACTGTGTTGTGTTTAACTTTACTGCATAATATTGATCATCAAATGTCGAGTTTCCTGGGATCACCATAGATCCCTCTTTAAACATATGACTTGCAAAATCTTCTACTTGGTTTTGTAGAATAGATTGTAAAGAAGTCAATTCTCTACTTTGAACTGGAAAACCTGGTTTGAATAAAACCTTTAAGAAGTTCTTTGACGAATCGAAATCGTCAAAGTATGGGCTTACATTTAAATTTGTTTTTTGAGCCATTTCTTAGAATTCCAGAATAATTTTAACGTCTTCTTTTTGTCTATTGCTTCTTGTTACAATAGATCTATTATCGATGTAAATAATATCTCCCGTGCTTTTATTTATCTCTGGTTCAGCAAGTCCTTGAGAGAATGTTACCCCTAAACCAACAACACTATTATTTAAATTAAGAGTGCTTCCCCCAAAAGTAGTGTCTATAGAACCTTGAAAACCGGAACCACCACCAGCAGTAATTTGATTTGCTGATGATTCAAAAGACAACAATTGTCCAGTTTGAGTTACTTCGGATGTATCGGTTGTATCAACTCCACCCGTCAGATATAATGATCTATCTTGATAATATTTTAAAATGTTTGTTTCTTGATCATATGAAGCAGCATATCCTTGAGCAATCTTTCCATCTGCTCTTGTTTGACTCAATACATCACCAATAATAGGAAGTTTTGCTGGAGTTGTATTCAATTTTACTGAATTCAATCCACTAAACGTATTAGCATCAAATACATTTGATGAATTTGCCTGCTCTGGATTTTTAATAATTCCAATTTGTGCAAAACTTGTATTTGCAGCAAATTCCTTTGTAGTCGTATCAAATCTAGAATAAACTAATACCTTATCTGCACCCAACTCAGTGTAGATATCATACCCGTGTCCTCTAGATGGTGGTATGATTGGAACTAATTTTGCTCTATTAGTTGGATTTCCTGATGTTTTTAAATCAACAATTCCAAATGTATATCCACTTCCACCATTTACAACTTTAGTTCTTACAATTTCACCTTCAGTATTTGCAGTAATCTGAACTTCTCCACCAGTACCATCTCCTAATATTGGATAAGTTCCTGTTACATATACTTCACTACCACTATTTTCAATATATACAACTTTTATTTGATTGTTATTAATCTTAGAATCACCAGATTCTCTTATAGACTTAATTTCAAAATCTGTACTAGTACTCCAATCATTGGGGAGAACAATATATTCTGTAGAATCAAACTTTACGATGTCTGAAGGAGCGATTGTGAAAAGATACTTCCAAATATACCCATCATTACTATCACCTGCTGCCGATGGTTCTAAATCGGTGAATAGAGGTTCATCTTGGGATGGTTCTCCCTTCAGATTTGTGCCACTAGATCCATTATAAAGGCAAACATAGACTCTATAATCCTTGTTCACTACATAAAAATTTGAATCATATAATCTTCCACTATTCGAGTTTGGTGATTTATTATATACGTCATAATCATGACGATACATATCATACTTTGTATTGGCAGTCCACTGAATTTTTTTGATAACCCTTCTGACATTACCAGTTGTTACCTTCTTACCAAATAAGATGGTATCTCTATAATGAGAGAGATAACTTTGATTATCTATTGGTGGAGGTGGTACAGAACCTCCAGCACTTGCTGGGTTCCAACTATCAGTCCTACCAAAACCAGTCTGATATGGATTTGCAAGTCCCAGAAAAACATAATAAGAATTATTTTCTAAAGAGTCTATAAATGTCGTAGCATTTTGGACCCTAAATTGGTCTGTTACGATGGCTGCCATATTACATCAGTTTTTTAGGTATTTATGGAAGTTTATTTAGTCTTTTTTTATAGTATAATAATAAGTATCTAAATTAGATATCTAGTTTCTCAATTAGAGCTCCAGTATCTCTTAAACCTTTACTCTTTCTCTGAATTTGAGGATATTCAGATAAATCAGCATCTGTAGTATTACCATTTACAGTATAATTTTCGTTCATACCATTAACAGTAATTTTACCCCAAGAGAATGTTCCAATACTTCTCTCACTTGATGCTGAACCAACATTATCCTCATCATTTGCATTTGTAACAGGGAACTTTCCTGAAGTATCTTGAGCATATCCATAGCAAGTTATCAATCCAACCTTGTTATTTACTGCAGGTACTTCTACCACTCTATAAATTGCATCTATAAAAGTTCCTGCAATTGAAACTCTATTCTGACTGTTAACATTCGAAACTGCATTATTTGTAGATATTCCAGCAGCATCTAATATGGGACCTTGAGTTCCAGTATAGTCATAAGTATAGAAATATGTTCCTGGATCTACATTAGTATTTGATATTGAAAGATAATCGCCTTGGGATAAAGTTCCATCACTAGAACCATTAAATATGAGACTATTAACTGCAGTCTTTTGATTATTTAAATAATCTTCTCTAAGTTTGAATTCAAATTTATCAGTAACCTGAGTTATAGTAAGTACAATATTGAATGATGTAGACTGAGTAGAAGTAGACTGAGTAATTAGTTCTAGAGTCTCACCTACTTCATAACCAGTTCCTCGATTTGTTACATTTATTTCACTAAAGTAGCGAGAACCTGATGGTCCCGCAATTGTAACCTCAATTTCCGCATCAGCTCCGCTACCAGTATAATTTATAATTCCATTATTAGATTGACTGTATGTATAATTCAACACTGATGGATTGTTACCAGTAGGTCCAATTTGACTACATGTAAAATCTGCAATTCCACCATCAGGTACATGATCTATATGAGTTACAATACCACTAAATCCTTGAACACCCGTAACTTCTCCACTAAGATTAAATTTAGATTCGGGTAGAGGTGCAGTAACAATAGGAGTTGAATTTTCTGGATATCCAGTACCTTGTGTAAATCCACTAATACTGACGATAGTTCCGTCTGCACCTACTGTTGCAGTTGCTATTCCTGCAGTAGACTTTTGTGGTGGAAGAGCGAAATATTTTTCATTCAACCCATTGTCTGGGACAAGTGCTCCACCTGGACCAGGAACAGTCTCTGGCCAACCAGTTCTAGTCGTTGATGGTGGAACTGTGACAAGTAAATCAATGGTTCCAGATGTGTTGGTGTAACCTGCTCCAGGACTATTTACAGAAATGCCTGATAAAGTATCACCAGTTAAAGTTACATTAAATGTTGCCGGATCAAATTCGCTGGCATCATCTGCAGCAAGAATAGACCAATCATATGTGGTTGGATTTTCATAACGGAATATATCAACATTTTCAACATAGAATGTTACTGAACCTGTACTTGCCTGAACATTACTAATAATATTTGTCGTTGGATATATCTGGGACAATAATGATCTTCTTGTTTTGAATACATAATCACCACCAAGAATAAGATCTTTCTTTTGCTTACTCCAAGAAACAGGTCTATTTACATTACCAAATTCATGGTCAGCATTATATAACCCCTTTCCAGTATATGGCGATGTTTCTAGAACATCAGATTGTGTATAATTAAAGACTCTCCTAGGATCCTGTGCATCGATACCATTAAACTTCTTGACTTGTACAATATCTCCTCTTTCTATAGTAGGTATAACAGACCCAACTTGCTCATCATCTACGTTCCTAGTTCCTCTATAGAAAAATACTGCAACTTGATCATCAACTTTTGGTGGAACTGAGAATGTAAATGAGGCACCTCCACTGAAGAAATAATTTTCGCCAGGATTCTGCAGAACTCCATTTACAAATACTATCAAAGCATTTTCAATGTCCATTCTAGATTCTTCAGCCACTTGGACACTGAAGAGTTCTCCAAGATAGAATAATGGGAATCTCGTTCTAAATCCATCCTGATATGATTTAATAGAGTCAATAAAGTCAAGTTCACCAAATTGCCATGATGCAAAAGTATCATTATAAACATCAACCACTTCAAACTCAATTGGTTCAATTGGGGAAGATAATCCCATAGCAGTTACTAGTCCTACAGGAGTAAACTTATCACCCTTTTTGAAGGAATACCCTGGTCTCTTTATATTAAATCCAGTAACATCGAATGCGGTAGAACCAACTCCTACCGTAGTTGATGCTGCCCCAACTTCAATATCCATCAAGAGACCTATACCTGTATCAGTTGTAGCACCAAGACCTACTCTTGAAATTCCAATAACTTCAAGATTTTGATAAGAAGGTTCGGAGACAAATGCCTGTGGATAATCTGCATGTCCAAGTCCTGGAGTATCAATATTAAATATTGCAGTTCCACCCGCACCTACTGTTGCAGTAATAACTGCTGTTTGACCAAAACCTGGAACCGCAAGACAATCCTCAACAATAGTAACTGTTGGATTGTTAAAATAACCAGATCCTCCAAGAGGTTTTCTATAACCAAAGGATACATTAAATAGACCATCACTTGGTAGTACTCCTACTGGGTTCTTATTTAATTGAATTGTCCATTTGGATGCATCATTAAGATCTTCATAATAATCATCAATTTGAGTTAGATAATTTATTTGATCACTATTAAGAAGTTCCATTCCAGTTGTAATACCTACAATATTGGAGGTGCTAATTCCATTAATTGTATTTACAGCTTGATCAAGTATAACATCAAATGATGTTTTAGTAACAAATTTACCTGCAACTTCTTGTATTTTTCCATTAAGAATTCCAGTTGGGGAATCATGATGGTAATCAGTAATCAAATCAATCTCTGCACCTTGAAGTGGTGCATATCCTTGACCACCAGAAGATCCAAGAGAAACAATAATTCCACCTCTAGGTACCTGATTTGCATTTACATCTGTTTTAGATGACCCAACAACTCCACCTTCTCCAATATATCCAGTAAAACGAACACTTGAAATTCCTGCATTTTCAATTATTTCAAAGTTATTATTTGGATTATTGTCCGCTTCAGGTGTTTGATATATTCCATTTATTAGGACAATACCGTTTCCACCACTTGTTCCAATACCAACTTGATTATTACCATCAACAGTCAGAGAGAATGTTCTTCCTATTCCATTAAACTCATTGGATACATTATCATAAACTCTATTGGTAGTATAATCTTGTCTCAAGAAGACTCTGCCCGCAAATTCTGAAGTTTGGAATCTTAGATTATTTTCAGTCCTTGTAACTGATGAATTACCTTTTGGTGCGTCGATGAAATGAATTTCATCTCCAAGAATATTATAAGAACCTTTAAATAAATCGGCAGATGTAGTATCACTATGATCTGTTTTGGCTGTTCCTAAGACACCTCTTTCGACTGTGACTAATTTGTGAGTGCCACTTCCGGTTATTGGACCTATATTTTCTGTTCCAAGACCAACTGATCGAATAAGCATGAATTCATCATCTACTTTAAGAACATCAGAAACATTTACAGTTCCAATGCCACTTAATGCAAATGTTGGTGTGATCGAACTAATTCCACTACCAGAATTTCCAGATAGAGTGTGACTTATATTTGTATATGCTACAGGACTTTGAACCATACCATCAAGAGTGATGATTGCTTTACTCAAAGTTTCCTTCATCGCAAACTGATGAGCATTTCCGGAACCAGTATTATCATATCCAGTTAATGGAGTTCCATTTTTGGTTAATGAAATTTTAAATGTATCAAATTCAAATTCGCCAACTACTGCATATACTGTTGTCGGTATGTCACTACCACCATGTTCGATTGCTTCTGCAGGAACACCAACAAATGTAGATTGAGGAGTATAGATTAACTCTTCACCATTACTAAAGAAATGATTTGGTATTGTAAATACTCCTGTAACAGGATTGAAATTGTCAGTATTGCCGGGATCAATTGTTTTTGCAAAAATAGGTGTCTGCTCATTGCGTAAAACAAAGTTCTTTTTATTAATTCTCTCTCCATCAAGTGCAAGATACTGACTTGTTTTCAAACTCTCAATTACCGAACCATACTGTAAACTTGGTGCAGTGTTAATAGTATCTAATTCGGTATAATAGCATTCTGATAATGCACTTATTTCTATGATGCCTGCATTCAGACCAGTAGTGAATGGATAGAACAGAATTTTAAAATCAGTTCCATCCAACTCTGCACCAAAAGTTCCTATTCCACTATTATTTGCTGTTGCATATAATGCAGGACCTTCCTGAGTATAAGTGTTTGTATTATCATGAATAAATGATACATCATACAATACAGATCCAGCACCGACGGGCAGAATACCTCCATCATATTTAACCTCAAATATTCCAGAGGTTGCATCAAATAAATTTTTATCCAAAGAAAATATTTCAATTGGTCCAGCAAACCCAAGATTTAGATTTGAGGTTACATATTTTGATTGATAAATCGAACTTCTCTCAAATGTTGCTGGTTGATTTGGTAAACTGAAACGATATGTACCTCCAGCACCAACATTACTAGCATCAGATCCAAATGCAATCGATCTTGCTCTCAATACAACAGTCTCAATTTCCTCAGTATTTTCATATTCAATTTTTAGATTCCCCGAATTATCAATTAATGACGTAAATATGCCAATTGGTTCTGATGAACGATTAAATCCTGTTGAGTCATAATAGTATTCAGCAATATTTGTATTCGTACCATCATGAGTTGCATATAATCTAACAAAATTAATTTTATCTGAAATTAATGTATTGAGGAAGATATCAGCAACAATAGAATTATAGTCAGTTTTTGCTACATTAATTACTGTCCCGATACCAGCACCAGTTGTTACTCCCGTAACACCACTCAGCAAATCAACAAATCCGATGGAAGTTGTTGCAGTACCTAATGTACTATCACCAAATCTCTTTTCAAGATATTTTATATCATAATCCTTGCTGAATGGATCTTTGGGTATAAATCTTAAAAATGTTTCTTCAAATTCAGTTCTTACCAGTTCAAAATCTCCATAATTTTCCCCTTCAATATGAGTAAAACCTGTGCCTACATTAACTAAAGATTCCTGCTCATTGATATATGCATTTCCTTCTGGATCAGATAAAATTGATAATCTAGTTAATTGTACTTGTGTATTATCAAGATCTCTAAACTTGAATGTATAATTTCTGTAATCTCTATTTGGATTAATTTCGAAAAGATTTTTATAAGTAAGAGGATTTGATTCAAATTGAGAGAATTGTGGCGAAATATCATCAACACTCAAAACAACATTTGTTTTTGCTTTTGTATATGGAATGAATGTGGAATTTTCAAATTCCAAGAATTTTGATGTATTATCAATTACATCAATATCTTTAGTAAAATCAAAATTATTTACGGTGTCTACCCTTTGTTCTCCAATTAAATCCAAGAAAACATCAAGATCTGTATTTGCCGTAGAAATGCCACTATTAATTTCACCATCGGTCATTATTTCACTATCTGCAAAATTTTTCATTCCAGATACATGTACCAATCTATTGATTGGAGACTTAATTTCTTCCCAAGTCATGGGACTTCTAACAGAATATGAAAGAGTCTGATAGTAATCATTATCGGGAAGAACCTGATAATCTTCACTCAATCTTCCAGTATTAAACTTCCAACCAAAAGACCTTTTATTTGAATATCCTACTTTATATCTTGCATCAAATTTTTCGATCTTGGATACAAATGCAACATTACCTGATGTCTTACCAGTTATTTTTTGATTTATCAATAGATCAAAAGAACCACTTATATTCAGGTCAGTTGTATTCGAATGAGATTCAACTTTTAAATCTACTTCATTGTTATTTACTAATAATTGTTCTCCCGAGAAGAATAATGATGGATTTGTGGTAACCTCAAATTCTGGATAATTCTTTTTGGAAACTATAGTACCTGAAGAATCTTGAATTGTTTTTGCAACCCCAGTATTTGAAGTATATTCAGACGCATCAATCTCTACGCGGTCGTCACTTTGCGATGTATCATACCCAGTTACTTTAAAGAATCTATAACCAAGATCTGATGAATTGAATCCATCTCCAAATTCGCTAAATTTTTGAATTCCTTCAATAAAAACTTCATCTCCTACATTGAGTCGAGAATCTGGTGAGAATCCTATCAAAGGTGTGCTTAAAACACATGTAAAAATTCCAGTATTATTTGATTCAACTTTTAAGATACTAATTCCATTTGAATTATTTTCAACAAAAAGTTCAGCATCAGAACTAACGCCATATGGAGTATTCACAACATCGACGGAAGTTATAGATTCTGCAGTAATATTTAATTGTATATTTCCACCAGAAATTTTTTGTCTAGTATTAAAATCGACAAGAACTGGGGATGGAGTTTCGATATAATTTTTTCCACCATCTACCACTCCAATAGATCTAACAATATTTGAATTTCTGAGTGTTACTTTAGGTGCTATGAATGCATTTGGTGTTAAAGTCTTATCAGAAGAATACTCAAAACCAACATTCAAGATGTCAACATCATTAATTCTACCAATATTGCTTGAAGTTGGAATGACCTCAAATCCTTGCCCACTCTTAGAAGAAATATCCGAGATTAATGGAAGTTTCTTATAATTTTCTCCTGGAGATATGATATCAATATTTTTAATTTTTCCAAAAGCAGTGGAAGAAGTTGTATCATACTTTAAATGTGTGCAATCTGCCTTTAAATATTCATCTGCTTCACTTTCTTTTTCCAAAGAAATTGTAAATGCAGTGTCTGCGGTAGATCCAATACCAGAAACTGCATATGATCCGGTATAGTTACTATCTACGTATAAAATCTCATTATAATTAATAATATCTTTATCTGCTGTGTTTACACCTACTCCAGAAGAACTTTCCAAGTTATAATATAATTTTTCTGGGAAGTTTTCAGAATAATTAATTGTTACACTTGCAGAAGATGTAACTCCTACTGTCCCTGTTCCGACAACATTAAATACCGAAGTATTACCTATGGATATAAATTCATTATTAAACTCTTTATCATAGTAAATTTTGAAATTATTTCCAGAAAGTGATGTATCAGAAAGATCAAATACAACATTATTTCCTTTAGTAACTTCGATTTGTGGATTTACTAATGTCCAAATGTGACCAGGAGTTGAAGTTCCCACCACAGTCGCATAATTTGTACTATTGGTTATTGATAATGTAGTACTCCCAAGAATAGATGGTTCAAAGACATCATCATATGTTTCACTTAAGGTAAAATCGGTGCCATTAAGAACTCTGACATAAAATGCAACGTTTTGCATTTCTGGATCAGTAGTATTACTAGCATTAAATACTCCAGTTCCATATCTAACAGTTTCTCCATCTGTACGAGAATATACTACTTTATCGCCATTTTTAAAATTATGTTTTTGTGGAGACGTAGTAAACACCCAGGGTGTCTTATCTGAGGAACTTACTGGTTTACTTTTTATCGTAGAATCAACAGTATTAATACCAATAGTAAGATTTTGATTTCTTATAACATTAACAATTGTAGAAGTTCCAATACCAACATTCAGATTAGGCTCCACCTGCAATTTAACAATATCGCCATTTGTGAGACCATGAGATGTTGATACAGAAACGGTTGCAGTGATTTTATCAATATCTCCGGTTTCTTTTTCATTAGTATGAGTCAGGAAATACTCATCACTATTGTCACCATTATCTGTGAAATAGATTGGACCACTTTGCCTACTAAGGACCGCATTTGTCGATGCGGTGCTGCTACCATTAAGATACTTGTCAAGACGAAATTGTGTGTCACTGATAGCTTCTGTAATAAATGCAGTTTTAGTAGTATCTGCAAAAATTTCCGGTACCCCATCTGCAATGGTAATTTTATCTCCAACTCGAACTCCTATAGAATGGGCTGGAGAAAACTGTACAATATCAAGGTTTGAACTATCCGCGAATTGTGCTGTACGAGTTTGAGTAGCGTCAGTAAATAAATGAGTTTTGATACCTACTGTATTTGGTGATTCGTTGATGATGTAATATTCGCCCTGGTCATCAAAAGTGTAAGTCTCTCCATAACTATTTTCGGCAGGAATGCCGCCAAGAGTAATACCGCTAGCATTGAGTGTTAGAGTTACTTTATCATTCGTTGAGAATTTGTGTCCTTCCAGATAAATTCTGCCCATCGGGATTGATCTGGATATAGACCCAAATCCAAAGTTAAAAGTTACATCATGAGTATCTCCAAAAGTAGTTCCAATTCCAACGGAGTTATGTGGATTAAAATAAATTTTTTCATCTAACTCAGAATCAAAATAATCAAATCTTTTTTGAATTGTAAAACTATAACTTTTAGCAGTAACTGCGGTTCCTGTACTATGTTGTAGTGAAGAATCGCCTCTCTTTACTCTCAGTATATCTTTATTTGGGAATATGTTTAGGACAGTTAGTGTTTCATCATTAACTAGCAATTCATTTCCAATACGAATTGATTCTGATATGTTTGAAACATATATTTCTGTAGTAGCAGCACCAGGGTCGCTCTGAATAGTATCTTCTAAACGAAGAATGACCGGACTATCAACTGTTATTCTTTCATATGAACCATCCAGTTTAAGCGTAGATGGTGATGGAATTACTGAAGAAATTCCTGAAATTGAAACATAATCTCCAGAAGAAAGTCCATGTGGAGTATCAGTAAATACTCTAATATTGTTGGAATCTTCCCAAATAAGTTTTGCTTGTGGGAAAGAAGTTATACTTTGCTGAATAGATTGAATTTCTTTTCCTTCAATGAGAGATACTTCCGCTTTCGCTCCACCAGCGTTTGTATTTGTTTCATCAAATACTAAGGCATCTTTAACCTGATATTTTTGTCCACCATCTATTATCTCTATAGAAGAAATATTGCCACCAGTTACAGATTCTACTTTTATTCTCTGATCAGCAATTTCATTTGTTTCTATAATATAATCATTATTTGCATTTAATTCTGAAACTTTATGTGGGAAAGTATTCCTTAATAATCCAGAATTATTAAGATCAAAATCTTGATTTAATGTATTATTTTCCTCTAAGAGATTTGTTCTATATGAATTACCAATAAAATATGGGAAATATGGTTTTAAGAAAACATCTAATGTTGCATGATATGCATAAATTCCCTCAGGAAAATCTGCAGTTTTAGCAAATCTTCCATTATTTTCATCTAGATCCCCATTTCCATTAAACACATAATCTTGAGTGAAAAATCCTAAGGGGAATTTTGTTTCTGAAGGTCTGTCGGATATATTAGATATGCTCAGATCATATCCAGATATCAATCTCTTTGTGGTTGAAGACAATACTTTTGGATCTGAAGGTCCAAATGGACCATAAATTGGATTGCCATCATTTGCCCACCCAATAATTCCGGAATTTTTACTTCCATCATCACCAAATATCGCTCTTAAATTATCATAATATCCTGAAACAGAATAATCTAAACCATCTTTGGATTTATTTTCACTAAAAACTTCATATTGCTTTTCTTCTATCTTGTTTACATTATTAATACTTAAAGATCTGACATTAGAATCAAACACAACACCACTACCACTATTCGATATTTCTATTCTACTGTTGTTAGAGTATCCTCTACCAGAATTTTCAATAATTACTTTCGTAATTTTACCATCAGTCGAAACTGCTCTTAATTTTGCACCAGTTCCAGAATTTGTCGGATCGAATAATGTTAAATCTGGCGGAGAAAAATAATCATATCCTTGAAATTGGATATTAGTATCAATTAAAAGTCCAGATGAAATAATCGCATCTATTTGAGCTTTCTGTCCCTCAATTACCTTAATGTTGGGAGTCTTTTCAAAGTTGATAACATCAGAACCATATCCAGTACCATTTTCATATAGATATGCATCAACAATAGATCCTTTAACAACAGGTGTTAATTCTATAGATTGTGTTTGAGCTGTTGTACCAATACCGGCACTAACAAAATCAATAGTTGCTACAATATCTGGATATTTAAAGTATTGATATCCAGATCCGTTAGATGTAAATTGTACATATCTCTTTGATTCGAAATTACTAGTTATTGTACCACCAATTCCTGCATCACATATTCTAAATGAATCAGAATCCTCTTTTAAAATAAAATAACTTTTTTCCGTAGAAAGACCAACACTATCGGAAATTCCAATTGCAGAAGTATCAAAATGATAATCTACCAAATCTCCTGTTTCAAAATTATGATTTTTAAAATTAATAGTATTATTAAAAGTATTAATTCCAACAGGTTTGACAATTAACTTTCTATTCGTAAGTTTTGCTGAATCTAAAATTTTAATTTCACTTAGAGTATTAATTACTTCTCCAGATACAAATTTTTGAATTCCTCCATATCCATATCCAGTAGATTCTACGCCAAATTTAATTGGATTTGTATTATTCGTATAATCATCAAAATTATCAAAAAGTTTTATAGTAATATTATTATCGACTTTGACATAATATGTTGCATTGTTTATAAGTGTTGAATCGTTAATATTATTTCCATCAGTATCAATTCCAACATTACCACTAGATGTTTCATTCCGATATATTATTTCTTGCCCATTAACAAAATTATGATCTTCAATAAAAGACAATTGGTTAGTTGATATGTCAATACCACCACCCTCTGTCGTAGGTCTTGCATCAAATAAATGCTCTGATCTTTTTTTGACTAGAACGGGTTCATACGAACCGCCACTAATATTACCTCCAGTAACATTAATACTAGAAATACTTTTTATGTTAAAGTTTGATGTGGAAGAATCAACGATAATCTCTTTAAGTTCTCCCGAAATAACAGGTTGAACTTTTGCATCAGAACCATTTGTAGGACTTGATGTTGTTATTTTTGGCAAATTCAATACATCATAATTACTTCCACCAATAAGTACAGAAACATTTGTTAAAGGTCCATAATATATTTTTTCGTCTGTTTTATAATTACTAATCTCGACGCCATTTATTAATACACCAGTTTCTCCTGGAGTAGTTTCTTCTTTGGTTCCAGATCTTAAATTTGGATTTAAACTAAACTTTTTAAATGCTTTTTTTGGTTTTATTAAATTTGTCTTATGTTCGAATAAAGTAAATGTATGAGTGCCAATACCAGAAATTGGCATACGCATTTTAAGGCTAGGCGTATCAGATGCAATATGCGATCTTGATGTATATAATTTTAATTTCTTTCTATCATCCTCTTGTCCAGGATTTGATATCACTTCAACATAATAAGATCCCGTAGCTAAACCAACAATTGGATCAGTTTCTGGTTCGTAAAATATTCTATCACCGGATAAAAATTTT